GCACTCGAACGATGATCGTGATGTCTGCGATGTTGTTGTTGAAGCTCGAGAAACGTGGCGCCTCGATGAACGCGGACAACGGCCGCGCGTTCCGTGGGTCGGTAACGGGCACCAGACCGACCGCGGTGATCGCGGTCTTCACTTCGGCGATCGCGTCGACCAAGAAGCCGGTGCCGGCCATTATCCGACCTGCGGTCTACCGCAGCCGAGGAGCTGGAGCACTTGGCCGAGCGTTCCTACTGGCTGCGGGTTGAAGTCTTGGAATGATGCGTAGCCGTCGACCGAGCCGCGGGAGCGGTACTGGATCGCTGCGTACATGACGGTGCCAAGTTTGACAGAGCCGTCTGGCGCGGTGTTCAGCGCGTCGAAATAGCCGGCGCTGCGTCGACGCCTCGAGCAGAAGGCGTTGGCAGCTGACACGCAGGTCGCGACGAACGCGGTGTCGTTCGCGGTGGCGCCGTCAATGCCGAGCCACTCGATCACATCGTCATTGTCGATCCAGGTACACGTCGGCGTGTATTGCAGGGTGCCGCTGTCGGTCTGCCGATCGATGTCGTCGCCGGTGTCGGCGAACAGGATCTGGTTCGGCCGGTCGATCTGCGTGTTGAACACCAGGTCGCCTTCGTCGGTGACGCCGGTGAAGCTGTAGTTCTCAAGGCTGTAGACCGTGTGGTTGCCGTTGAGGTTGGTCTGTGAGAGACCGCTGATGTTGATGTCTGAGCCAACAATGAGGCCGTCAACATGCTCGAGGACCTGCACGACGCCATAGCCATCAAGCCGCCACGCGTGGGTGATGGTGAATGAAGCCATAGCGCCGTGCAGTCCTCAGGGGCTCAGAAGGTGGCGTCGGGGCCGAGCACGCGGATCATGTTGACATCGAGCACCTCGCATGCCACATAGCCGCGGACGGTGACCTGGAGGCCCAGCGTGGTGGCGCTGGCGACCTGCAGGAAGCCCTTGTAGTTCTCGTAGAACTCGACACCGCGGGTGTTCATCAGCCAGTAGTACTCGGTGGCGGTCTTGTTGCCGATCGCCTGCGAGCCGATCTGGTTCGACACGACAAGGCTCAGGCCGAGCGGGTTGCCGTTGCCGGCGGTCACACCGTCGGGCAGCAGACCGGCCGAGTTCGACGGGGCTGCCTGCGGGAACAGTGGCCGGCCGTCGCCGTCGACCAAGCTGCCGAGCGTTGCCCACTTCGCAGGTGACACGACGAGCGCGTTCGGGAAGTAGTTGCCGGTCGTCGCGATCGAAGCAGCTGCGGTGTACATGTCGGCGATGAACTCGCTCGAGCTCGTCGCGTCGGTCACGATCACTTCCTGCGAGTTAGTGATCGCTGCCGCCATCTGGTCGACAACGTAGTCCTCGGTTGCGAGACCGTACTGGCCGGCGAGGTCGTTGACCGCTGCCTGCAGCATCGACGGAGTGCTGAAATCGATCACCTGTTCTGAGAGCAACAATGTGCCCGCGAAAGTTTTCTTCGTGAAAGTGACGTTCGAGATGTCGAAGTCTGCAGTGTTGACGGAGCCGAGCTCGGAGCTCTGCACCGCGACGCCGCTGTGGTTCGCGATCTTCGGACGCAAAAAGGTCGAACCGGCGTCGGGCATTGAGCGGGCGCCGAGCGCGGACACGATCGGGCGCAGCGCGTTGATGTCGTCGTACAGGGGCTGAACGACGGGCGTGGGCACCAGGCCGCCAGCGTCGGAGACAACAACGTCGCCGGTGGCGGCGCGGATGTTCTCGTTCATCTGGTGCCAGCGGTGGCCGCCTTCACGCATTGCGATGATGTACTCGCCGACTCCTGGGAGCTGCAGCTTGCGGGGCTGAGCGAAGACGGTGGTGGGTCGCTCTGCGGGGGCTTCAGCCTTGACGGGCTCGGCCTCCACGACCTCTGGGGTGGACTCTTCAAACATTTGATCCTCCTCTGGATCGGGTTGGGGTTCGATCTCCTCCTCCTCGGCGGAGGCGGCGACCTGGGTGATCTTCGCGTCTGCGAACGCGGGTTCGTAGACCACGGAGAGTTCTGACCAGTTGGCGGCCTTGACCACGGTGGTCTTGCCGTCCTGCTCAACGTCGATCGGCTCGATACCGACCGACACAGAGTCGTATGCGCCCATCTTGAGCAGCGCCAGCAGGTCATCGCCGGCGCTGGTTTCGGCGATCTTCGCGGAGAACATCATGCCCTCCTCGGTGTCGCTGCGCTCGGTGACGAGACCGACGACACGGTTGGTGTCGTGCTGCTCGAGGAGCCGTGGCGCGGGTCCGTCGATCGGCAGGGCGCCTGCTTCGATGCGGACGGTCTGGCCGCCCATGACCACAGCGTCGACCCCGTAGGGGACGGCGATGCCGGTGATGGTGCGGGTGGGTTCGTCGCCGGCAGCTGCGTCGACGGTGACCGCTTGGGCGGTCATGCGGATCGTGGTCATGCCTCGGGCTCCTGTGTGTCTGCGGCGTTCTCCACATCTCGAATGTACTTCACAACGTCGAGCTCGACGTAGCGACCATTCGGGATCACGCTGTTGAGTGAAAGTGTTTCTTGCAGGCAGTCGATGTACGGCTTCGCGCCGAACAGGATGAGATCCTGCCGTGCCTGCTGCGAGTTCTGGTACGTCATTGAAGATATCGAGACCCCTACAAGCCAGGCGGGCACCTGGAGCACGCGGGCCAGTTCGAGCGCGGCGTGTTGCCGGCCTTCGTGGAGCTGCAGCTTGGAGGCGTCGATAGAGCTCTCGCGCCACTCGACCAGGTTGTTCAGGGCGCCGACCGCGAGCTTCCCGCGGGCGTCTGCCCATGCTTGTGCGAGCTCGGTCAGGTCTTCGCCTCCGAGCGGTTCACCCGAGTCCTTCTGCTGCAGGTAGCCCGAGGCGATACCGCCTGCGTTCGTCGCGAAACGTAGCGCGGCCGCGTCGAGCTCGGTGGCGATCTGAATTGCTCGGTTGCCGGTCCACAGCATGCCGTTGATCGGTGAAAGAAACGTGACGACGTTCGCGGGGTCGATCGGCACGCCGTTGATCTCGATGTCATCGGGCATGCGGAACCATTCGGGGCCGGCGTCGTTCGGCGTATACACGTTCTCGTGTGGTATCCACATGAACGACGCAGGGAAGCCGGTCGAGTATTCGGTCATCTTGACCCAGAAGGCGCGGCCCCACAGCATGAGATCCTGCACCGTGGAGGAGATCATAAAGCTTCGCGTGACCTCAGGGTTCGGGCGTTGCATCCATGTCTCGTTAGGGATGTAGTTCCGCTCGTACTCTTCGCCGGTCCAGCCAAGCGTGTACGTCTTGAAGTCGAGGCCGGCGATGGTCGAGGTGATGAGACCGACGCCACGGGACACCGTGGGAATAGACAGAGCCCGCTGAACCTGTGCCCCTACGGTCCACTGGCTCAACGGGCCAGGGCGTCCACCGTAGCCAGCGGCGGCCGTGACCGGCGCACTGGTCCCGAACGCCGGCGGCTCCTTTTTGGTGAACAGACCCACGGCGTCAGACTAATCGCGTCAAGGTCGTCATGTCGCTATCCCGAGCTGCGGCTTGCGAACCTTCGCGGTCGGTCGAGCTGCGAGGCCGGCAGCTGCGACCATGCATCGGCACTGCTCGATCGGTCCAGGGCTCTTCTGTGATGCCAGGGTGATCGTCGCGCCGTTACGGCCGGCGACGGCTCGCTGCACTTGTTCGGTGAGCGCCATCTGGCCGGCGTGGTGCAGGCGTTGCTCGAGGATCATGCCTCGGACGATCGCGGTGTATCGGGTGATCTCTTGCTGGCCGAAGATGTCCATGCGCCGCTGCAGGTCGAGCGGGCAGATCGCAGCAAGCCCTGGAGTGAGCAGCAGCTTCACGGTCTTGTCGGCGGTGACTTGATGCACTTCTTCCCACATCTGATCGAGGTTCTCGACGACGAACTCCGAGAGCACCTGCAGGTGGCCGTCTTCGCGCTGGGCGACACGGACACCGCTGTAGCGCATGTCGTCAAGGTCGGAGTCGACGGCGAGCACACCGCCGGCCGGCATAGGTTCGTCGGTCTCCAGCGCGGGCCAGATCTGAGCGGGTATCCAGCTGCCGATCGCGGAGGTCCACAGGTTGAGGCTAGAGCGCATGAAGTTATCGCGGTCTGGTGCCTGCAGCTCGTCCTCGAGGTCCTGCATGGTGAGCTCGCCGAGCCCCATCGCTGGGTTCCCCATGTGCCAGTAGCTGCGGTCGGTCGCTGCGACGTTCGGCGGTGGCGACCATTCTGCGAAGTACAGCCGCCCTGGTTCTCCCTTCTCGATCTGCTGCATGCCACGCTCACGCCACCGAATGAAGAAGCGAGACTGCTCGGTGCCGGCGGTGGATACGAACAGCGCGAACGGATCGCGTCGAGCTCGCTGTGTTGGGAGCAGGCCGGCCTCGATCACTTCGGCGTCGAGCTTCCAAATCTCATCGGCGATCACGAGATCGTTCGAGGTGCCGTGACCTGCTCGGCTGTTGCCGGCCTCAATACGCCATCGGCTGCCGTCTTCGTGCACGGCCTCCATACGGCCGTGGCTCTCGTAGGTCTTGTACTCGTACCGCTCCTCGAGGATCGGGAAGATCTGGTTCGCTACGTCCTGCGCGATGCTGATCTTGTGGGCCACCGAGATCACAGACTGAGGGCCACCGCGAACCAGCCGGCCTCGGGTAAGCCACCAACCGATCAGCGGTGCCAGCAGACCTTTGCTCTTGCCGTTCTGCCGTGCGGTGCTGACAAGAGCCCATCTGTGGTGGAGCGTGCCGTTGTCATGCTCAAGCATGCCGTCGAGCACCTGCTTCTGCCACGGATAGAGCTCGACACCGAGGTGATCGGCTGCCCACGCTGCAACCTCGGAGCCGAATGACTCAGACCCCAGAGTCAGCGTGACGAGCCTCGGCGGGATCTCGCCTGGTACGCCGGCATCGACCACGGTCGACTCAGATCCAGAGCGCCCAAGAGAGGCTTGGCGAGAGATTGGTAACTG